AAATCGCAATACGAATCACTTGTCCCATAGCTTTTTCCTTTGTGTTTCCCATCAGTCTGTGTGATGAAGTCTCACTTATTTAGGTTTTTAAAACCTAAATTTGACTTTACCAGCAATAGAATTGTTGGTAACTCCATTGTTCACACCATGAGATGCTTCAACAATTAACATCTCTTTATAATCTACTTCTGCAGCAATCCCATAAGAGTTATCAGTACCATAAGCACCTTCTACACTGACACCAAAGAGATCTTTTTTCTTACCACCAAAACGAGTTTCTAGTTTGAGACCTGCTTCACCGACGTGTGTGGTTTGATTAAACTCACCAACACTTCTAGCAGATTCTGGTGAACCTGTTTCATTATAAGCATTTCTCTTTACATTCTGAACAGTATAACCAACAAATGGTTTTACTGACTTGTGAAGATGCCAGTATAAACGATTAGAAACCCACCACTCAGAACCAGTTGTTTCACCAGCATTATTAAAGACACCTTCTACATTTCTGTTATACTTATAGTTGCTGTTCGCAATCGCAGCATTAGTATTCAGAGTCAGTGTGTTTCCTCTGAGTTCACTGAATACACCGAAGTGATCTTTGTTCTGTTGTGTGCTTGAGTCAACACCATTGAGGTTTACATTGACTCTATTATACTGACCACCAAGAGTCCAACCTTTGGTTACATCAAACTCAAAACCACCACCGAAGATCTTGGAATCTGCAGTGTATCCGTCAGCATTGTATGACTGAACGAATCTGTTGTTCTCAAATACTCTTAATCTTTGCTTACCAGCAGTTGGTTCGTGATTCAGAAGTCCATTGATGCCATCATTGATTCCATCAAGAACTTCTAGTTGATCTACACGACCGAAGTAATCTCTATAAGTGTTAGCAACTTCAACAGTTGCAGCACCAAATGTAACTTGAGTAGCAGCACCGTTGGTGAATACTCTTGTGTACACAGGAGTAGTTGTAGTTGTGGTAGTTGTATGTGCATTGATTTTCTGTCTTCCACCACTTTCAGATGCAGTGTGATTTACTGCAGAAACAGGAACAACACTAAAAGTTCTAGTTCTTACCCAATCAGATACAGTTGCTTGAGTTATAACAGAAGTTCCAGCATTATCATCAGTTGTTACTGTAGTTACAACTGGAGTTCCATTTGTTGTGGTGGTAGAACCATCACTCATTGTTGTAACAGTTGTTGGAGTGGTGGTTGTAACAGTTGTGGTTGTGGGAATCGTAATAACTTCGGTATCTGTGTAATGGGTTTCAGTTTGATTTCCATTCGCATCAGTTCCCATCACATGTCTGTGAGGATTATTTGTTACCGTTCTGGTTCCAGTAGTTGTGCTAGTTGTAACAATATTCGCACCAGCAGCAGTTGATACAACTGTTGGTGCTGGTGGAGGTGTTCCACCAGTTTCGTAAATATCAAGAATACCATTCAGGTTAGCGTCACCAGAAAGAAGACCCGCAGAAAGAGTTACAGTTCCAGTACGAATAACTTGTGATGATGGATCCCAATCCATCGTTGGTTGTGCGATTGGGTTATAAGTAAACTGATAATCTCCCGCAGCAAGTCCCGTGAATGTTACACCCTGCCAGGTATAACTATCCATTCCATATAATCTGGCAGGATCCCCATAAGGAATAAGATTAGTTCCATCAGACTGGAAATAGTTTGTACCAGAAATTAGTCCGTCTGGTGTTGTATTTTGGAGAAGTGTCCAGTTGACGGTTGTTGGTGTAAATGCGGTTCCATTGACACCCTGTAAAGTCATAGAACCTTCTGTAAAGGTAGTTCCAGCGTGCCAAGAACCATACCAGAATGTTACTGTTCCGCCGCTAGCACCAACATATCCTATAGAGTTGGTGTGAGATAATGCTGCTGTTGGCACTCCAAGAAGAAGCGCAGACGCTGCAGCCAGCGCCTTTTGCGTGTAGGTGGACATAAAAATAAGGTGAGTTGGTGTAGTAGAAATTCCTAAGAACTACTAAACACAACTCACCTTGGTGTTGGTCTGAGTTGCAGTTTCAACTCAATGGTTGAAACTATTTAGTTATCCTTTCTTCCAAGCTTCGCCTTCTGCCTTTCTTCTACGAGCAAGACCTGCTTCTACATTAGAACCAGGATTGCGATAGAGGAATAAAGCATCAGGAACTAAGTCCCATTCTTTATTCTTCAGGCGTTTAGTAATAGTATTAAAGTTAGCGCCACCGTAAAAACCGGCACCAAGATTATAAGCAAAGCTGAGCAGAGCGCCTCTTTTTCCATCTGACATTTCACTCCAATATGGGATTTTGCGTAATGCTGGAAGAAACTCCTTCTTACATTGTTCAATCAGAAGTGCATCTGCTTCTGCCTGTGTAAGTGTGTCGCCAAGTTTGAATGCTGAACCATCCTTCTTACGGGTAGAACCCCAACCGATTGTGATTGGAAGTCCACCAGTCAGAGGGTCAGGATATGCCTTCAGATGGCATCCTTCAAACTCTTTGATCAACTTGATGCCCATTTGTGGTACATCATCACCACCAGTTACAGGAGCTGCAGCAGCGGCAGGGGCTGGTGCAGCACTAGTCTTTTTTCCGCGAAAGATTTCTGCCCATTCTACATTATCTTCCAGATACTTAACAGGAAGATTATCTTCTAACCATTGAACTGCTTTAACGTGATTTGGATTTCTTTCATCATAAAACTGAAAGAAATTATGTAGATCAACTCTTGCCATTTGGTCCTCCGAAATACCTTTGATACAATTGGTTTGCTTCTAAGTGTTTACCGTGATTTGTAAGATCCTTAATGACCTTAAGCATCTTCCTTTTGAAATTAATCGAAGATTCTTCCCCAGCCATCATTACCTCCTGGACACCAGCGGTGCTTAAGCATTGCCTTAGTATAAATGGTCTTCTTACCATTTGTTACTGGACCAGTGTAGTTATCATTGCAGGAACCATATGGATCATTGACATAATAACCCTTACCATCTGGAGTCTTACCGATGACTACACACATGTGCCCACCAGTAGGTGCAGATAGAGGACCGCGATGCAGGATACCAATAACAACAGGTTTCCCAGCATCAAGACTCTTATCAATGTCAGCAAAAGAAAGATTGTAACTAAAGTGTGACTTAACTCCATAACCTGCGAGAACTTTCGTCTGTACCGCATGGTCAGTCGTGTCACCAATCGCAAATACTTTCTTAACATACTCATCATCACCTTTGATGCTTCCAGGCTTAAGGAAAGCAAGACACATAGCACATGACGAACTGTTACAAGTTCTATGTGCATCTCTGTAATTATCTACTTGGTTAAAGTATGGAACGTCTAGAACTGCTGGAGTTGGTGGTTTGGTTCTGTAAATACCAATCCAATCAGTCTCTGCGTCATCTAAAAATTGAGCAGGTAGGTTGTCTTCTAACCACTGAACTGCTGCTACGTGATTTGAATTTTTTTCGTCGTAAAACTTAAAAAAGTTATGAAGATCTAATGTCATCTTCCTCTCCTATAAACTCTAATGAGAAAATATCATGATCTAGAATATTTGGATTCAACCATTCACTAAATTCAGATTGAATCGCATGGGCATTCTCAATATTTTCTTCACAGAGAGTATGAATGCGGTCAACTGCCCAATCATGTGTTGTCTGCAGAGTCTCTTCCAAAGTTACCATAATCTTTTCGCATATAGCGTCCTAGAATATTGCTATTGTAGTACGCTGGCTCACCAGAGTCAAGAGATTCTGTCAACACATTATTTAGAAAAAGTTGTTTTGTTTCTTCATAATTACACTCACCTTTGGTCTTATGAAGACTTAAAATTACTCTACTAAATCTTTCCTTCCCCCAAAGGTCAACGTCCCTTTTGAGTTCTGGGCAAGATCCGTAATACCTTTTCCAGTCAGATTCCATCTTAGTTCGTCTACTCTTTCCTCCTTGCTTGCGGAAAGACCAGAAATATTTTCGACCAATATAACTACGACCAGTTTCGTTGCAATGAATATGGTATACAAAACCAAAATTATCTTGAATATCAGAAGACTCAAAAATTTCCCCATTGAATCTCCAGGGATTTTCATAACTCATACTAAGAATCTTTATGAGCTATTATTTATCTTCAACCCAGACAAACCTAGTCTAGCAATAAAAAAGGGGGTTTGTCAACCCCCATATAATATGTTAAACTAAATCAAACACCAGGAAGTTGTGGTCCTGTGCGCTTCAAAGCAGATTGTGCTTCATTTGGGTTATTAGTACCCTTTCCCAAATTGTAAATCTTTTGAGTTTTTTGTGCTGCTTTGTGAGCAACGGGATCAATTGGTTCAGGCATTACACCTTCAACAATACTTCTAATGCAAGTAGAGTCCATCTCCATCATTACATATAGTGCCTCATCTAAATTATCTACGTGACCTTGAGAGAGAAGATAGTCAAGGACGATATCATAAGAATCTTTGAGACCTAAAATTCTTTGAGTTCTTGAAGTCATCTTTGATTTTACATCTGGGGAAGAGTACATAGGACCAGACTGTGCGGCTTGACGTTCTTGTGATCTTTTAATTGCACCTTTAATGTCACCAATGTCTGCTGAAAGTGGTCTAGGAGCAGGCATTTGAGTTCCACCCTTTGCTGCAGAAAGAATTGCACGTTGTTGTGGAGTGCCAACTTTAGAAATCATTCTTTCATTTGCCTTTGCCCAGGTTGCTAGATCCTTGGTTCTATCACCAGTTTGCGCTGGTGCAGCAGGGCGGGCAGGGGCTGGTTTAGTTGCAGCAGGTCTAGTAGCAGCAGGAGCAGGTGCTGCAGCGGGTCTAGCGGCAGGTGCAGGCGCTGCAGGTCTAGCGGCAGGTGCAGGAGCAGCAGGAGCAGGTCTAGATCCAGGACTTGAGGCAACAGGAGGTTTTGCCGAATATCCACCTGCCCTATTAAT